AGCTCGCGGCCCTTGCCGCGCGTGGGCATCATCGGCATGCGCAGCGCCGGCACTTCCACGTCGTCAACCATTGTTGACCCCGCTTTCACACATGAGATTGATGTGGCGCTTCAGCGTCGGGTCGGGCAGCACCGCGCGGATGTCGTACAGCGTGCCGCGGTAGTTGAAGCGCATGCTTGGCAGCACGCCGTCGAGCTGGCGGATCGTGATGCGGGTCGTGATGCCGGCCTGCACCGCTTGCGCCGCAACGTACTCGCGGCCGGACAGCGGACTGATGAGCGCCCAGACGTGCGCGAACGGCACCCAGCTTTCCTGCGTTGCGCCCGTCGTGCTCGACTGGGTCGTCACCAGCGCCTCGATGGCGCCGTAGTGACGAAGCTGTCCGGCTTTCATGCGATCGACGACTGAAGACGAAACGGCCGCAGCAGCGCCTCGGCACCGCGCGGAATCTGCGTCAGGTTCAGGTCGTTCGAGTCCTCGGCGTTCTCGTACAGGTCGCCGAGGATGAGCAGCAGCGCGGCGCGAATCGACGGCGGCAGCAGCGGCGTGCTCTGCGGACTGTCGCCGGGTAGCGAGTAGCCGGCGTCGTAGCGCACGACGATCGGGTTGATGGCGGTCGCCGACAGCGCCGGAAAGGCGAAGGACGAGGACAGCATCAGCCGCGCCGGCTCACTGTAGGCGTCGAGCTGGTAGGCGGTGGGCGACAGCGTCTGCTGCACGCCGGCCTCGTCGATGTACTTCACCGAGATGACGCCGGCAATCGGCGCGCGCGGCAGCACGATCGCGACGCACGGGAAGTAGTCGAGCGCGATTTCCAGCGTCTGCGGCGCGAGCGCGCGCCCGGTGAAGTTCTCGGCCCATTCGCGCGCCGCGCTCAGCTCGGCCAGGATCATCGAGTCGTGCTCGTGCTCGGGCGGACTGCCGGTCGCGACGAGCCGCAGATGCAGCCGGCACTCCTCGATCGTGATCGGCTCGGCCGCCGGCGGCGTGATGACTTTGGGCACCATGTCAGGCCACCTCGTGCATGCGTTCAAATTGCGCGCGCCAGTGCTCGGCACCAGGCGCGTCGCGATAGCGCGGAAATCCCGGCATCCCCGCGGTCCAGTGCAGCAGCCGCGCACCGTCAAGTGGCTGGCCTTCGTCGACCAGCCGGTTCCATTCGTTCGGCAGCGCACCGACCTCGATGCCGGCGAACTGCAGCAGCGGCACGCCGGCGTGCGCGGCAAGCGTGTCCGGCGTCAGCGCGCGCCAGTGCGGGTGCGCGCAGTTCAGCAGCATCAGGCTCGCCCAGTTCTTGCGCGCGTAGTCGCGGTTCGGGCACTCCATCGCCGTGCCCAGGTACTTGATGCGATGCCGCGTGCTGTACGGCGCATGCTGCACCACCTGCGCCGCGACGCTCGGGTCGAACAGCGCGTCCAGCTCGCCGATATCGCCGAGCATCAGCATGTCGCAGGCATCGGCGAAGACCGCGTGGCCGTCGTATCCCATCAACCACGGCACCAAAAAGCGCGAGTAGGTGAACGCGTTGCTGCCGACCGGCATGCCGCGCGCGTCGAGCGCGTGAATCGTGACCGGCACGGTCGCGTGTTCGAGCACGCTGTTGAAGAACACGTGAAAGCCGATGGCCTCGCGTTCGTCGAAGCCGCAGAACAGGTGCACACGCCTCATGGCATCGCCTTGCGCGCGACGATGCGCATGTCACGCCGCGCGCGGCCGGCCGGGTGCCACTGCGTTTCCTGGTCGGCGATGTCGGTGAAGCCGTGGTCGGCGAGGAACTCGCGCAACGTCTTCGGCGTCCAGCCCCAGCGGTGGCACATCAGCGGGCTCTCAAGCCGCGGGTCGCCGTACAGGCCCCACATGCCCGACTGGTCCGGGTGCTTGCCGGCCATCGTGTAGCCGTTGACGATGTTCTCGCAGCACTTCATCAGGTCCGGCAGCTCAAGGATGAGCGTCCCGCCTGGGCGCAGCAGGCGCAGCCACTCGGTTACGAGCGCGTCGACCTGCCATCTGTAGAAGTGCTCGAAGCCGTGCACGCACAGGACTTCGTCGGCGCACCCGTCGTCCAGCGGAATCGAGCGCGCGTCGGCCAGGATGTCGGGCGGCGGCGCGCCGGGCGTGCTCGCGACATCGACGTTCGTGTAGCCGGGAAGAATCCGACCACCGCAACAGACGTTCAGCTTCACACGAACCCTTTCAAGAATGACCACGCCTCGGCCGCCTGGGTGGCCTGCCACTGCCACCACGCGAGGCGCCGCAAGAAGTCGAGCCGGTTTTCCGGCGTGTACGGACGGCTCGCGAGCCATGCCGCAGCACCGTCGACCGTCTCGAACGGCACGCCGGCGATGGCCGCGTCGACCGCGACGTTCGAGTGCCGGCACACGACCAGCGAGCAGCCGCGCAGCAGCGCCTCGATCGGCGTGTCGAGGTCGCGTTCGCAGTGCAGCTTCGGGAAGTCGTGGTTCGGCTTCGGCCGATGCAGCACCTGCCGATCCGGGAAGCGAACGCGCAGCGTGCTCAGCGTTCGCTCTTCCCAGTCGGCCGCGTGCAGGTACTTGCGCGACTTCGGCCCGAGCCCGACCAGCAGGATGTAGCCGCGAGGGTTGGCGTCCTCGCGCAACGCGATGCCGAACTGGTCCCAGCGCGAGGGGTCCGGCGGCGTGCGATCGAGCAGGTGCTGCGGGTGGTCCCAGTCGATCGACGCGCGCAGGTAGCCGGTGTATTTCGCGCGCCCGAAGTAGCCCAGGTCGAACATCAGCGCGTGGCCGCCGCGCTTGAGCTGCTTGCGGCGCGCCTGGTCATGCACCGCAGCGCCGACGCCGAACAGCACCAGCAGGTCCGACTCGCCCTGAAACGCGCGCGTCTCGACCACCGTGTCGCCGGCGTCCCTCGCGGCGCGTGCGATGGCCTTGAGCATCGGCTCGGCCGTCGCCGAGGTCTTGTGGCCCCTCAGTACCTCAACGCGCACAGCACGTCCCTCATCTGAGCCGCCGCGCGTTCCACCGGAAATCTTGCGGCGACGAACCGTTCGCTGATGGCCTGCCGCGCCGCACGGGGCGCGAGCATGTCGAGCGCAGCGCCGACATCGGCCGCCGTCTCGGCCCACGCTTCCCCGCCGGTCGCAATCTCGCAGTAGCCGCTCTCGGGCGCCCCGATGAACGGCGTGCCGCTCGCATGCGCGTTCGCCAGCTTCACGCCCGACTTCCAGTGGCGCTGCGCGTAGCCGTTCCACCGCGGGCTGCGCAGCGCGACGACCACGTCCACGTCGGCGAGCCGCGCCGGGTTGAGCACGAAGCGCGCGCTGCGCGCCGCGCACTCGCCGGCGATGGCCTCGGCCAGACCGTCGTCGAGGTAGCGCGGCGAGCCCTCGTAGCCGACCGCCTCGATGCGCTCGCGTATCGGGTTGCGCGCGATGCCCGGCCGGTGGTGGTGCTGGATGACCTTGCCGCCGCCGCCATAGTCCTCGCGCATGCGCACGTTCGGCCAGACCACCGCGTGGGGTCCGAGCCCGTCGACGTAGTCGCGCAACCACGTGATCGACTCGTACGGCGACCATGCGCTGCAGATCGGCTGCGGGTACGCGTCGACGATGTCGTAGACCCACGGCCGGCCGCTGGCTTGCAGATTCGACCGCAGCTCGGGCGAGCAGCGCTTGACCACCAGCACCACGTCGGCCGCCAGCATGTCGGCGAGGCTCGCGTTCGGCTTCACGACCGCGCCCAGCTCGGCGCCGAGCTGTTCGCCGCGCACGGCCCAACTGCCGGACGTTCCCCGGCCGGTCACCAGAATCTTCATCGCGTCAGCGCAGCAAGTGCTCGAAGGCGTAGCCGGTCGCGACCTCGTCGACGGTCCACTGCGCCCAGGCCAGACGCCGGAACATCGCCAGACGCGCGGCGTCGTCGCGCAGCGGCCCATGCGCGAACTGGGCGAGCGGCCGGCACGCTGGGGCGCCGATCCACTTCGGGAAGCCGTAGAACACCGGCACGCCCATCGTCAGCGCGAGCAGCGCCGCGCCGCTCGACCACGTCACCACCTGCGCCACATCGGCGAGGTCGTCGCGCAGCGTCACCGGCGGCGGCTCGGCGCCGGGATGGCGTCGAATCCGTCCGCGCACCATCGGCGCGACCGTGTCGGCCCAGCCGTACGGCGAGGCGATGCCGGGCTCGCCGATGCCGCGCTGTTCCAGCACCAGCGTCTGCGTGCCGGTGCGCCACGGTTCCAGCTCGACGCCGAGCGCGTCCCACCGCTCGGGCCCGCCGTCCGGCCACGTGCCGGCACCGCAGTGGTGGCCGATCGCCAGCGCGAACCACTTGCCGTCGCGCCAGCCTTTGCCGAGGTAGCCGTTCTCGACCACGACAACGCGAGCGCCAGCGGCCTCGAAGCGCTTGGCCTGGGTGTTGCGCCAGCCGCTGCGATTCCACGCCACCAGCACGTCGTCAGGCCCGGGATGGGGCAGTTCGTCGACGACCTCGAACCCATGCGCACGCAGGCCGCGCCGGAACGCGTCGGGCCGGTAGTGCAGCGTGTCACGCAGAAGCGAGAGCGCGCGCCGGGCCACTGGTCACCCCCTTCAGTGCTTCGTCGAGCGGCAGCATCGGGAAGCACGTCAACGCGCTGCCCGGCGTGCAGTTCACGACCTCGACGCCCAGCTCGTCGAGCGCCACCTTCAGCGACTCGAAACGCCGGATGAACCGCGCGTAGGTCTCGGGCGTCGTGTTGGCAAGGCCGCCGCGGTGCGGACCGAACCAGTGCGCGCCCTTCGCTGCCGTCATGTCGAAGCCGCACAGCAGGATGCGAGCGGCGCCGGCCTGGGCGGCGATGTGCACGCCCTGATAGCCCGAGTTGCTGCCAGTGCGGATCGCGCTCGGGTTCGGATCGAAGCCGGTCGAGCCGGTGTAAACGAGCTGCTCAGTACCCGGGACGGAATCGACGGTCACCTTCAGGCCAGCGAACGCAAGCGCATCCGTGTTCGCCTGCCACCACGCCGCATCCGCTGCGTACAGCAGCGCAGCCCAGGGTGCGAGGCGAAACGTATCGTTGATCACGATCGTAGGAATGCTGCGCACAGCATCCGCGACGCGCGGTGTCATAGACGGGCCGCTCGCGAGCACCGCAACGGTCCGACCGGTCCACATCCGAGGCACAGACCATGTCATGTCCTATGTCCGTTGAATCCGAGTTGCGTCATGTCGCGCCCGGCGCGCCCTTCGACACCGCGCTCGCCACGCGGGCCGCGCACGCCGTCCTTGCCGTCGCGGCCATGCTTGACGCATAGCTTCCACGCCGCGGTGCCGGGGCGCTCGCTGGTCGGCTGCTCGCAGTGCCACATCGAGCCGTCCCACGACACGATGTCGCCGGGCGTGTAGTCGCCGGCCGCCCACGCGCCCTTGTAGACGATCGTTGGCAGCACAACCGTGGTCTCGTCGGTCTGCCCGTCGCTGAGCATCGCCTTGATCGTGAACGTGCGCAGGCCGTCCGAGCTGATGTCGAGCGCCGCGACGCCGGCGACGATGCAGTCCCAGCCGTTCATGCCTTCGGTCACGCTGCGCGCAAGCCAGAGGCCGCGCGCGTGCTTGGCCCAGGTGCCGCTCGGGTAGCTGCGCGTCGTGTCGATGAACGGCAGCGGCTGGATCACCGCTGCGTCGCGACCGTCGAGGCCATCCTTGCCATCGCGTCCGTCGAGGCCCTTCGGACCGGGCGCGCCGTCGATGCCGTCGAGCCCCTTCGGCAGCGCCGCGACCGCCTGTTCGACCAGGCGCTCGACCTCGGCCGGCTCAACGCTCTTGCCGTCGACGCCGTCCTTCGCCGGCGGCAGTATCGCGATGGCGGCTTGCACGGCTTCGGCGATGGCCTCGGGACTAGCGTCCTTGCCATCGACGCCGTCCTTGCCGCGCTCGGGCGTACGCTGTTCAAGTTGACCGAGGCGCGCGAGCAGCGGCGCGAGACTGCGCGCGAGGTAGCCCTCGACGGCTGCGAACAGGTCGTCCGCGAATTTTGCGAATCGTTCACTCATGGCATTTATGGGTCAAGAACCTGCAACGCCGTCGCGACGAGCAGCAGGACAACGTCGTCGTCCTCTTGTTCGGCTGGACGGATGAGTGGCCGCCGCGGCAAGGGCGAGAGCGACCCGTACGGAACACCACCGACCGGCGCTGGACTAGGTGGCGGTGGGGGTGGCGGTGGGGGCGGCGGTGGAACGGATATCAGCCCCCAGGCGTCGGCCCAGCTCGCGCCCCAGCTTGAGCCCCAACTGCTGCTCACTTACGGCCCCCACGGGTCGCTAGGCGCTCCTGAGCCGGTGACGGTCACGTCGTTGACGGCGCGGATGTTCGCGTCGACCTTGTTCGCAACCGTGAAGACCAACTGGTCGGTCTTCGTCTTGACCGCTGCGGTGTCGCTCTTCACAGTCGCCACATCAGCCGACACCGATGCGCCGGCCGGCGTGCCGAGCTTCGTGTCGAGCGCGGCGAGCGCCGTATCGAGCGCAGACACGTCGCTGCTCGATGCAGGCGTGGCCGGCAGGTTGTCGGTCTTCGCCTTGACGGCGGCCGTGTCGCTTTTCACCGCCGCGATGTCTGCGCTCATGCTGGCACCTGCGGGCGCGCCGAGCTTCGCAAGCTGCGTGCTGTTGGCGTCGATTTCCGTCCTGATTTCGACCGCAGTCGGCACGGTCACGGGCTCAGCGCCCGGGGTCGTCAGTTCGCGCGTGACGTAGGACCAAATCTGTTCAGCGCTCGGCGCGGTGAACGTGATGGCGGCGTCTTCGGCGACGTGCGTGACGAGCACTTGATCAAGCCGCAGGCGGTGCGAGGTCGTCGTCGACGTGCTGCGGAATTCAAGCGTCACGATGTTCGACGCGCCGCCGCTGTCGTCTGCATAGTCGCGCGGCAGCGGGATCGAGTAGGTCGTTTCCGAGGTCCGGGTCGCGAGGTCGGTGCGCGAATTGGTGAGCTGATCGTATGCACCGGTTCGACTGTTCAGCGCGTACACCTCGACCGTCGCGCCCGAACCCTGAAAGTAGCCGCGAATCTGAACGTTGACCGGCGTGCGCCCGAGCGGCAAATCGAATACGAGACGCTGCCGCAGACCGAAGCCGCCGACAGCGGGCGACACCGGCGCGGTGATCCAGAACACATCGTCGTCGGTGCCGGTGTTGCTGTAGCTGCCCGAGGTGTTCGAGCCGGTAACGAGCGTCGCAGAGTCGGCTTGCTTCGTCGTCATGTCGCCCGCGTTCGTCGCAAGCGAGATGCTCGCAATGTCGGCCGACACGCTCGCGCCGGCCGGCGCACCCAGGCGCGCGAAGGCGTCGCCGGTCAAGTAGTCGGCGATGCGCTTGCCGATGCTGCCGACCGTGGTGAGCGCGCTCGTCAGCGCATCCCATATCGCTTGCACGCCCGCGCTGCTCAGCGCATAGCCGGCCTTGTCGTTGTTCGTGCTCACGGTGACGCCCGCCGTGACCGATGCGACTGCACCGCCCGCATAGGTCGAGCGGCTCGACACGGCAGCATCGAGATACCCGGCGCGCGTCGTCGTGTAGTCGGCCTCGGTGTGGATCGCAATCGGGGCGATCGTCGCGCCGGCCGCGGTGGCGTCGAGCACGATGATTTCACCGTTCATTTCGGTCGCGGTTAGGGTGATGTAGTACCAGCCTTGTCCGCTCTCCTGCACGGCGTTCGAGCACGTTGTCGGGTTCGCGCCATCCTTGCCGGTCTTCGCCGTGATCGTGAGCCCGGTGAGGCCGTTGCCGCTGCTGTCGACCGCCTTAAATGGCACCTTGGCCGCTGCGTTGATCTTGTACATGGGCGCTGCCCCTTCAATGCGCGACGGGATCGCGACACCGATCGCGACGACAGAGCTTTGCAACGTCGAGTAGAGCGTTCGCGCCGGTGCCTGCGTGGCGCGCGCGAACACGACGGCCCGCGTCGGGTCGGCGAGGAAGGAAGCGTAAGAGGCCATGCACCACGCGACCCGTCAGATGAGCGGCGCCGAGGTCGACACCCAGGGTAGCCAGCAGTGCCCGAACTTCACGTAGTTGAACGGCGTGGTGTTTGGGATGGTCGAGCCTTGGGCGGGTCCACCCGAAGCCCACAACAGATCCGCGACGCGACCCTTCAGGTCGGTATTCGTCGCGTCCCACACCCACATCACATAGCCGTTGTAGGTCGTGTCGCTCGCGTTCGTGCCGGTGCCGTTCGTAACCGTGATGATGGACGAGATGGTTCCGGCCGACGAGAACGCCGGCACAAGCGCCATCAGCGTTGGTGAGCCGGAGCCGCTGTAGTTGCGTCCCTTGATCGTCGTGTTGTTGCTCGCCGCCAGCGACGCGGTTGCCGAAGATGTGAAACCGGCATTGGCGTTGACGTTGCCGGCGCCGACGAAGAAGCTGACGACCTGATAGTTGTCGGCGCTGTGCGCGCCCTGCAGTTTCGTGACGCCGAGCACTGCATACGCAGCCGCGTTCGTATCGAATGTCTCGATCCACCAGAAGTCACCGCGCGTCGACAGGTGCAGATTGACGCGGTGCGTGTTCGCGATCGAGTTGTTGTTGAACTGCGCGCCGCTGTAGGTCCAGCCATCCGTAAACGTCGGCGCCGCGGTCGTCGTGCCGTTGGTGCTCAACGTCTTGCCAACGCTGATGTCGCACTTGCCGTTGGTGGCGTTCCCGAAATCGACGAGCAAGTAATACGAGCCGATGCCCGAGGGCGACTGCAACAGCGCCCACGAGCGCCCGGTGCCACTCGTCGTGTTCGCACCGAACACCCAGTCGTTCGCGGTGAACGCGCCACTGCCGCCGAGGTGCAGGCGGTCGGTCGTGTCCGCGGTCAGGTTGCCGGCGGTGCCATCGGTCGAGCCGCAGGTTCGGACAATCGACCAGTTGCCGACGTTGCTCGCGAACCCGAGCCCCGTATTGCCGACCAGGCTCGCGAGCAGGTACCACAGCTCCCACTTGCTCTGCGTCGCCGCGTCGGCAGCACTCGCGACGGCGCGGTTTACGTCAGCGGTCCAGGTCAGTTCGGTGGCCATCCGCTTTCCTCATTTCGGCGCGGCGACAAGGCGCGTGATTCGCCCATCCGAGTCGCGCACCACATCGAAGGTCCAGGTGCGCGCCGCCGCGTCCTTGCCGTCACGACCATCGCGACCGTTTGCACCGTCGCGACCATCCTTGCCGGGCGGACCCGGTGGGCCGGGCGGTCCAGGCGGGCCGGGCAGCGGCGGCAGCTCGGCGACCGCGCGCTCGACCGCATCGACGATGGCCTGTGGGTCGGCATCGCGCCCGTCCTGCCCATCCTGCCCATCGTGCCCATCGCGACCGTCCTTGCCGCGTGGGCCTTGCACGGCCGGCCCAGGCGGGCCTGGGGGCCCTTGCTTGCCGTCTCGCCCATCACGTGCAGCGCGTAGCTGCGCGGCGAGCGCTTCGACTGCGGCAAGCCGCTTGAGCAGCGTCGCGACATCAGCCGGCATGGCAGCTCGCGCTTGCGAACTTCGTGGTCAGCGCCGCGGTGAACGCTTCGATGTCGTCGGCCAGCAGCGGGCGCACGTCCTCGACCGCGGCGTCCTTGACGACTTGCATCGCATCGGCGACCGCCTGGTCAACGAGCGGCCGAACGTCGTCGACCGTGACGCTCTCGCCGTCCTGCGGGGCCGGCAGCGTCGCGACAGCGGCGTCGACCAGCTCGCGCAGCAGCGGCTGCACGTCCTCGGCGGTGATGCTCTTGCCATCCTGCGGGCGCGGCAGATCGGCCAGCGCTTTCGCCAGCTCGTCGCGCAGCGCCGGCAGCAGCTCGTCGACCGTGACGCTCTTGCCGTCCTCGCCCTTGATCGACTCGCCGCGCTCGCCGGGCGTGCCTTGCAGCGATGCCAGCCATTCGTCGACGGAACCAGCAAATCCGTGGTGCACCGCCAGCTCGTACGCGCTCGGTCCCGCGTCGCCTGTCGGGCCCGGGTCGCCTTTGATGATCGGCAGCGCGGCGAGACGCTGTTCGAGGTCGGCCTGCTTCTGCGTCACGGGGGCGAGCGCTTGCGCGATGTATTCGCGCACGTCGATCGCCAGCCCCTTCAGCAAGTCCGCGATGTCAGCGGGTCGCATAGAGCTGTTCCTTGAAGATGGCCTGCGCACCGCGCAACCACAGCGCCTTCGTGCCGTCGTCTTCCTCGCCGTCGTCGGCTTGCGTGGCGGCGTCGACTTGCGCAGCGGCGTCGTCCGCCGGCGTCGGGCCGGGCGCAGGTGGTGCGGCGACCGCCGGCTTGTCGAGGATGTCGCGCTTCGCGAGCTGCGCGAGCGACCAGTTCTGCTGCTGCATGTACGGCGTGTTGCCGCCCG